GGGGCCAGAGTTCATAATGATCTGGCACAGACCTTGAAAATCACTGACGTTGACCGCCACTCCGTTACCGGTGGCAGTGATGGAGGCCGAAACGGCCAGTACGATTCGGGTTACACCGCGCATTTACTCGCCCTCTTTCTTATCGGTGTCATCACCAGCAGCGGGAGCCGCCTCAATAACACCGATGATCTGATCCTTGGCCATGCCGCTGGCCACTTCCAGACCGCGCTGCTTGGCATACTCGAGCAGTGCAGGTTTGGTCCAGCTGGAGTAATCATTGCCGGTCTGCTCTTCCTGCAGCTCCACGCCATCTTCTTCGGTGGCCAATACTGCCTTGCCGCGATGGAGGAAGTTCTTGGCTTCCGCTTCGCTCACTTCCACCAGTGAACCAGGCTTGTGGATCTGGCCATCGATGGCGATCGCACAGGTCAGCTTCAATACATAACTTTTCATCCGGTCACCCTCTTGGATGTAAGAGGGCCGCCCTATCGAATGGAAGGCGGCCACCCCTTAATTACGCGACGTTCTGGCTGCCCCAGCAGAACGACTCCACACGGCGCAGGACAAAGTCAACGTCCTGGAATACCACGATGCGCAGGCCGCCGGATTTGCTCAGGCTGTACGGGTCAACGGTCAGATCCAGACCGCCCCACATACCGATCAGCATGTCGGCGAAGTTGCCGAAGAACACATCGCCTTGAGCGATCTGGTTGCTGATCTCGCATTGGTAGCCGTTGACGGTGTTACCAGGCTCCCAGATGGTCGCTTCGGTACCGGTGCCAAACTTGGCAGTTGACTTGCAGTTGCCGCGGAAACGGGCGTTACCGATGTAACCCATCTGGCCGATATCGGCGTTGTCTGCCGCGATCTCGGATTCCATCGCCACCAGCTCGGCATAGGTAGGCCACAGCGCAGCAAAGTCAACGGCGTTGATCCCGGTGTAGTTCTTGATGCCGCGCGGCTGGTTGCCAGCGCCGCTGCCGTAGTAACCGGCGTAGTCGATGGCCTGCGCCATGGCATTGACCAGATCACGGCGCACGATGCCTTCGGCATCCATGCTGGACTGCATCAGCAGACGGCGGGTGATATCGGTGTAGGCGCCCAAGGTCTTGGGAGACAGCTCGAGCTGACCGATGGTCGGGGTACCTTCTTGCGCATCTTCACCTTCACCAAGCCAGTAGGCGGTAGCGCCACCGGTTTGACGGGGGATATCCACGTTGCCGACCAAACCGCCCATGGTGGTGGCCAGGCGCATGATGGTGGTGCGGTTGCGCAGCATCTCGATAAAGCTGCCACCCATAAAGGTGGTATCAACCAGATTCTGGCCTGACTGCGCACCAGCCGGGGTATTGGCTGCACCGCCAGCATTGAAGGCGCGGGAATTCAGTACGTCCTGCGGGATCAGAATGCCCTGGGCGGTCTTGCCGAGTTGACGCTGGGCGGCCTCGGAACATTCGAGTTCGAATGCAGCCGCGTCGCGGTCAGCCCGGGTTGCATTGGGTTGCAGGGCGCGCACTGCACGGAAGATGGAGTAGTTGCACACTTCCTGATCGGTCAGGCCGATATCGGCGCTGGGCATCTCGGAAAGCGGAGTGCCGGAGCGCTGGGAAGGCTGGGCCGGTTGGCCTGCCGGCTTCTTGGCACCGCGGGTGTTGATGTGATCCAGCACCGCGGCGCGGAAAGCGTCTACGGTATCGCCTGCGGCAACGGCTTTTTCGGCCAGTTCACGGCAGTCGTATTGGGTACCCATCTGCAAAATGGATGCGGTACGCTCGCGCTCGGCCTTGGCCGCGTTGTTTTGGGCCGCACGAACATCTGCGCCAGCCTCTTCCAGTACCTCGAGCACCTCGAGGATCTTGCCTTCGGCATCAACCAGGGCGCGTACCAGATTGCCCTTGCCGTCACGCAGTGTTTTTTCCATCTTTCTGACTTCCTCAGTAGTTGAGTCTTTAGCGGTCGCGCCACTTTCAGTGATTGCAGTTTCACCAATGCGCCGTTTCCCATCCTCTTGGGGGATTTCCAGTGAGCGGCCCACGCCAACGTCATCATCTGCGGCGACAGAAACAAGGCTCACTTCATAGGGAGTCCATGACACCCGGAACACATCGACGCCATCACGCTCTTCAATAAGGCGCAGGCCATTAACGAAGTAGCCAACCGATACCTTGGTGACGATGTCATCAGCTACATCCTGAAATAGCTTTTCGCCGTCTTCTGAGCGGCTGAACCGAACCTTGCAGCGCCCCTTCTTGTCTTTGTCGATACGGGCTGTCCCCTGCTCGATCACGCCGCGCTGATCGTCCCAGTCGTGCATCCAGAGCAGAGGGGCCTTGTTGTTGAGGCGGGTCAGGTCGCATTCGCCAGCTTCATGACCAAGGATCTCGATACCAAACCAGCGCTCAACACCCTCTGTTTCGCTGCTGAAAGACAGCTCAACGGTGCGCGCCTCCTTGTCGATGCTGACCACGGTTGCTTCGCGGTATAAGGCACCACGGCTTTGAATCTCTTTCAGGCGCTGAGCCATGCGCTCTTGTGCTGTTTTTTTCATGCTTCGGCCTTATCAGCTGATGGTGTTGGTGCAACTTTCGGTTGTGGCCTGCCCATGGAGAGCAATACCAGTTCTTTGGCGGTGGCTTCGTCGATCCCTTCCGATTTGTAGGCCTCGATCATCGCGGCGACATCGCGGGCCGACTCTTGCCAGACGGTTTGCGGGTCTTGACCCTGCTCGCGGATAATCTTGCCCGGGCTGGTCAACATGTTGTTCTTGGCCTCGACGGCGGAGTTCACATCGGCGCGCGGGTCGATCCACTGCCAGCGGCGGGCTTGCCACTCCACCACCCGATACTGATCAAGGCGCTCGGCTGGCAACGGTTTGCCTTTGACCTTGATCAAACCAGCCAGCAGCGCACGGGGAAGCCATGCCTCGAAAACCGGTTCGATCAGGCTTTCGATCAGCCACTCCTGCAGATCCTTCCAGTGCTCCCGCTCATCGAGGGTGCCCTGCCTGATGCTTGAGAAGTTCACCCCTTCCAGATCACTGGCGAGGTTGTTGTAAAGCACCCCGAATCCGGCGGCCATGCCGCGCAGGGCTTGCTTGTAGAAGGGGGCGTATTCACCGGTAGGGTATTGCGGGTTACTCTCTTTGACGCGGGCACCGGACGGCAGCACTCTCCATTCGCCTGGCTCGCTGTCGATGGTCAGCTCTTCATCTTCGTCATTCTCTGGGCCGGTGTTCTCGTCCCACTCGATAAAGCCCATCTGGTTGGCGCCGGTGCGGGCCTTGATGATGGCCGCCTCTTCCATGGCGCCGAGCTGGCGCATGCGGAACAGAGCGGTTGCCATCCACGGCAGGCCGCGCTTCTGGCCAACCATGTCCTCGAGAAAACCGTGAATAATCTCTTCCGCCGGGATCCGCACATAGCTTTTACCGCCCCAGTGGTAACCGGCCTCGCTCTCGTCGGTGGTGGTGAAGTAGTAGGCCAGCGGTCGGCCGTATCGGTTGAACTCGATCCCTTGCCGGATAAAGGCGCCAGTGCGCGGGCGCTGGTCGTTGAGGTTGATCGGGCAGCGCTGCGGATCAAGCACTTGCAGGGAAAATCCCCACGGCCCTCCATCGGCACCAAACACCAGCCGCACCATAAACTCGCCATCTTTGGCGGCACTGGTGATGCAGTTGTTCTGAATGGCGCGCCATGAGCGGCGGCCGGTCACATCGCAGTTCTTGCGCTTGCCCCACTCCAGCCAACCATCTTCGATCGCCTGGTTGGCGGCGTTGTCGAGCTTGCCGCGGGCTGTCATGCTCTGGGCTTGCAGCATTACCCCTTTCGGGCCAACGATGTTTTGCCGGCACATGCGCAGGAAGGAGCGGCCGTAATCGTTGTTGGCTGACTGCTCGCGGGATCGGGCCACCAGCACAACCTGATTGCGATCAACAATTTCATCGGCGGTGAGCGGGGTGCCACCCCATGCGGTACCGAGCCGGTCTTGCCGGGCTGCGGCAAACATGCGGGCGCCGGTGCGGTTGCGCATAAAGTGGCGCTCTTGCTGTGCCGAGGCAGCTTCGCTTTTGGCGAATTTACGCTTGAACCATGCGAACATCAGCGGAGCCTCACTCTGACGGTGTTGCCAAACGGGTTGCGGCCGCAGGCGAGATCCTGCTCACGCTTGACCAGTCGAACATAGTGGTCGCGCAGCTTGAGCAGATCGGGGATTGAGGTGCGATATAGCTCGCGGTTGTTGATGCGGTACCGTTCCTGATCCAGCGTGGCCCGCTGGGCGATCACCGCCTCGATGGCATCGAGGGCGATCTGGTTTGGCGTCCGACCATCAAAACCAACAGGGGCATTGATCAGATCCGGGGTGATGGTGACTTGCCCGCACTCCACCTCGACCATTTCACTGGTCGCGGCATCAACGGCGCGCAGGGTGTACCAGTAATCACCGGGCACCCAGCCCGCTGTTTCGGTGACTTCGGCGCGAAAGCGATGCTGCGCCCCTTCCGATGTGGCGGTAATGGTCATTGCACCGGGGCCGCGCATGGATACAAAGACGCTCCACGCGGGAGCAGGGTATGCGGTTAATGTCAGCAACAGGTTAAACGTTAACCCGGCTCCGATTTTTGCAGGAAAATTGCAGCTCACCAGCCCCTCACCCATCCGCCTTTATTGCGCCCCGAGACGGATTTGGAGCGCTTGATCGTGGGTTTAGTCTGGGTTTGCGGGGGTTTTGCTTCCTCTTGGGGGATTTCCTTTGGTCCTTCCGGCTTGATGTGGCCGCCCTGCGCTGGCCGTTTGGCGGCTGTTTTATGGGTTGGCGCCGCGTCTTCATCAGGATTGGCGAAACGCTCGGCCAGCCGCTTGAATGACGGGTTCATGATCTTGAGCGCCGCATAGGCATACACCCGACAGTCAAGCGCCTCGTTGCGAGCGCGATCCGGTTTGTGCCACTCCCTGTATGGCTGTCCCTTCACATACTTGGTGACCAGTTTTTCGGCGGTGATCTGCTTGTACCACTCGGCATCACGATCTGTCGGGGTGTGGCAGTATCCGGGGCCGCTGGTTCTCTCCCCAGCGCCGACCGTGGCGGCCAGTCGGCGCATCACAATCAGCTTTCCTTCATCTACACCAACCCTGAACAGATCGACCTTGCGGGAGTTCTTGCCTGACTGCTTGCGCTGCGGCTTTTCAACGATGGGGCGGCCCCATCCAGGGATCCCCTTGATGGCGAACAGGCGGCGGCCCGTCTTGCCCTTGGCGTAGTCATAGGCCGCCTGGGTCATGCCGTTGGTACCACCAGTATCAAGACAAGCCGAGCTGATCGACATTATCGCTCCGGATTCGTGCTGATAGGTGCCGGCCAGCACATCATCCAGATCGTCCCATACATCCTGCTGCAGTGGGTCACCCCACAGCACGTAGTAAGCGATAGACCAGCTTTCATCTGCCTCGCCCCATGCCACAATTTCGCACTCGAGGCGGTCCATCTGCATATCGATACCAGCGGTCAGGTACAGGCCGCCCATCGGCACATCGGCGCGGTACTCTTCTGCGCGCAGTTGCAGCCCGGACGGATCAGCCTTCTCTCCCTTCTCGGCATAGACCTCTGCCAGCGAGACGTTGACGAAGGATTGCATATCACCCACCGCCAGCTTGTCGAGGTAGGACTGGACGATATCCCGCATCTTGCGGAAGGTGCTCAGCATCTCGGGGCCGTGGAATGAGGCATGCCCCCTGAATGGTTTAGCGGCGCGCCACCCTCCCCCGTTCTTCTCTGCATCCCGGATCGAGGCGATGCGCTCGCCATCAGTCCAGATCGCGCCGCATCCCTCGCAGGCATAGCCAGCCGTCTCCGGCAGGTGCTCCTTGCCGATATCCTCCTCTGCATCATCAATGCCGGTTGACAGGCGACCTTGCCAGGTGACGTTTTCCCACTTCAACACCTGGGCGTGGCCGCAGTGCGGGCACGGCACATAGAAACGGCGCTGATCCCCCTCTTCGTAGGCGATGGAGATCCGGCTCGAGCCTTCAATGGTTGGGGTGCTGGACTCGGTTCTCAGCGCTTCATCCCCGAACGATGCCGCCCGCTGGGCCAGCAGTTCACTGAAATCACCCTCTGGCAGCGGGTCATAGCCGTCGATCTCGTCCTGATGGATCACCGGGGCAGAGCGGCCGCGGGCTGTTTTCGGTGAGCCTGACCAGCAGAACATCAGCCAGCCTCCGATATAGGAGATCATCCTGCTGTTGTTGACCCCTTCCCGCCCGCGCTGCTTGGCCATGACGCTGGAAAGCTCAGGGTTGGCGTCCAGCATCGGGCGCAGCTTGGTCTCCTGAAATGTCTGGATGTCGCCCTGCGAGGGTTGGGCAAAGATCTGGGATTTCGGCTCGTGCTTGATGAAGTAAGCCGCGATGCACTGCTGAATGGTGGTCTTGCCCATCTGGGCGCCGAGCTTGTAGGTGACGCGGCGGATCCCGGGTTGCTTGATGACATCGATCATCCCGCGCTGTGGTGGGGCGTTATCAAACCGGATCGGGCCTGGCTTGGCGTTACCGACCGGGATGCGGACGTTATCCTCTGCCCAGACGCTTGGCAGCACATCCGCAGGTGGGATCAGGTTTACCGTCGCACGGCGCAGCGCCTCGGCAACAGCAACCGGATTGCTGAACTGGTGCGCCTTAGTCATCGTCCCCGTCTTGCTCCTCATCATCATCGAGCAGTTGGTCATCTTCTGCCGCTGTCTCCAGCGCCAGCACCAGCTCTGCTCTCAGCTTGGTTTTGAACTCGGTTTCATCGCTGCAGCCGATCAGCTGCATCACGGCGCGGCCTGGCACCTGCATCACGTTCTGCCGGATCACCGCCATCAATGCCGCGGTGGCCCGCTCAAACTCACGGACGGGAGCGACCTCACCCTTTGCCTTCGCCAGCTCCAACTCGGCTTTCTCAGCCTCCGCCGCCAACTTGCGCAGCTTGAGTTCTTCCTCTGACGCCTGCGCCGTGCCGCGGCCTTCATCCCTGGCTTTGTCGCGCAGCCACTTCATCACATCGGCAGTATTGAAGGTGGCGGCAACCCCGCGGGATCCTTTCTGAGTGATCGGGCAGCCGTTGCGCACCCATCCGTCAACAGTCGGTGGGCTCACCCCCATGATCACGCACAGCTCTGACTTGTTGACATTCTGGCCGGCGTTCTTGACTGCCATAACGAACCCTTATCGAGGCTTTAGTTATAATTAAAAATTCTTATCTGGCGGCCCACGCAGATATCAAATACCGCGGAGTCAATGCCCCCGCAAGGGAGGGGGGCAGAGGAAGGACCCAGCCGAAAACGAGTGGCAGAGTCATGGTTCCACACGCCCAGCGCGCAGCGCGTCGTAGGCCCGTTCACAGGCTAATCCTGCGGCTCTTGAGCGGTCATAAGCCGCTGCCAGCTCCCCCGCTCTCGCGTCAGCCCTGCCGAGCACGTCGGCGAGCACCACGCCGGGCTCTGCTGCTGTCGCGCCTGACTGGGTAGCTGCGGGATTGCTGGGGCACTTACCTGCTCTGGCTGCCAATCGCTTGGCTTGCTCGAGCACGCCGTCAGCAGCATCGCGGGCAGCAAGAGCATCACTCTCAGCCCGGGCAATCTGTTTTTCTGCATCGTCTCTCACCTTGTCGATTGAGGCTTGGCGGCGCTGTTCCTCCTCCCTCGCCTTCAACTCAGCCTTGGCCTTGGCTGTCGCCTGCTGTTCGGCCTGCTTATCCCACTTGGCTGACCATTCCAGATCTTTGGCATCAGCCCCTGACTGATACCCTGAGTGATGCAACCACCACCCGCAAACACCGATAGCGAGCATCAGGGCGATACCTAATAGGATCGGGATAAGGCGGCGCAACGCATCTATTCCCATGGTCTAACCTCGCCAACTAACTTCGAAGGCCAGGCAACGCCAAACCATGTAAATGAGCGCATGGCAACAACACCATCGAAACACTCTCCTTCCTCGATGTCAGCCATGCTGCATACCGGGTAATAACCGTCATCACGAAGCCCAAGGGCGACATCCTCCGTGATGTATCGCGGAGTCAGTAGATCGATGATAAAAATGGCGAATTCTTTCATAGTCAGTCCTTGGCAACCCATTTACCGACCGCTTCGACGGCTTGGGCATAGAGCGCATTCCAGGTGCTGCGGTGCGGCTTACCAGGGCGCCAAGTGCGGTAATAGAGATCCCATGCAGCATCAACATCACCGATGCGCGGCAGGCTCTTGCGATCAGTCCACAGCAACAAGCGGGCGAAGCCGGCGGCCAGCACATCATCACGCTCCAGCGCTTCATAGATGGCTTGCGCCTCAAACTTCACATTGCGAAGCTCGCACAAATGAATCGCGTGGTCGCGCGACATGCAGTGAGTCATCACGCCGCGTACACCACCGCCACACTCGAACTGCCAGAAGCCACGAGCAGGGCCGCCAATCTGGCGACGATGTTCAAATCGGCTCTCTTGCAGGCCTATCGCCAGCAACATCACCACCGCCTCCGGACTGGCAAGTTTCGGCTGACCATCAAGATCAAGCAGTGCCGGCCCAACGGCCGTTTCCAATACCTCTTCCAGCTTCATTGCATCACTCCGGCTTATTGGGGCAGTTCTTGCACCTGAGATGGCTCAGCACAAAGTCCCGCACCCGTGGGTAATAGGTTTTCATCCACCAATGGCGGATAGCCAAGGCGGCCACAGATAGATTCAGCAGCACCTCGGCATCCTGCCCGGGATTGCTCAACACCCCCAACGCAGCCAGCATCAGCAACAAACACAGCACCTTGCCGACGAGCCCATCGTTGATATCTGGCGATAGCCAGCACCAGAAGGCCCACAGCACAATGGCCGTCACGGCGATGGAGTTGATGAACATCATTGACCGCCTCCTGTTCGACTGAAGCGCTCTTTCACCAGCTCAATGAGATCCAGCCCCCTGATGGTGCGCAGGCCGGCAGACAGCAGCGAGCCACCAAACGCGCCCAGCAAAAAGCCGACCCCGCCTGATAAGCCGGGGTCGATGTTGTACATGCTGATCGCCAAAGGGGTGGTGAAATACGCACAAGCCGCGCCAGAACCGATGAAGACCAAGCGCCCTCGCCAGGTGCTCAGCTCCTCATGAAATGGTACGGCCACCAATGCGCCGATAAGGCCAGCAAGAGCCCATTCGGCATTTGTGAGGATCCGCTCGATTAGGCCCATACAGTGCGGGCCCCCATGTTATTTTTCATTGGCATAGCTCCGGTGCTCTTACACTTCGGAGTTTTTACAATATTTCTTGGCGCTGCCTCTTTGGTTATTTCCTTGCTGCAAATTGCCTCTATTACTTTTCTCTGGTCTGGCACTTCTTTTTTTCTTATTGATATAACCTGACGTTCTGAAAGTTGGAATGAAGCTGCAATTAATTTGGTTGACGCTCCGCTATCGATCATCACAGAGATCGCATCATTTCTGTTTTTTATTACTGGAGCTGGGTTGCTATAAAAATAAAGACTTTGCCCACCAAACTCATGAATTAGCCTACACGCATCGTTAACTCCTACAAGATTAACAAGCTGGCTATTTAGATTGCAGTGCTTTGGAATCCATAGAGTTTTTCTGTTGCGAACAGCTGCTGGTCTGCGCTTGTCTCTCTGGGCCTTTGCTGGCAAGGCATTTAGCACGAAAAATGCCTTTTCAGCACCTATTACTGCCGCCACCTTTTTGAAGTGATTAGACATAAGAGCAATTGAAGCTTCTTCATTGGCTTTCTTCTGGTCTGGCACTTCTTTACATGAAATGTTTAATACCTGTTTGACACTAAGGTTGTATCTATGTGCAAGTTCTTGAATTGAAACACCAGCAATGATGGCCTTGGCTATTCTTTCGTTGCGATGTTTTCTATATATATTCATGCAGTTGCCAGGGTAAAGTATTTCCCCTCCAAACGCACTTGAAAGTCGCTTTGCATCATCACTACCGAGAATTGAAACCAGCTGATGATCGTCAGTTAATTCATGAGGAACGTAAAGAGATACGCGACTTTCAACACAATTGTGATGCTTGCTCTTCACCTTAGTCCGTGGAAGGTTGGCAATCAGGTGAACAGCCTTGACCACCCCGATCACTTTCGCGATGGGTTGAACGCTTGCCGGAAGGTCACTCATCTGGATCATGCCGCCTCCTTCACTGAAATGGTCACCCGCAGTTCGCCACCCTTCACAACCTGGGCGCGCTCCACGCTCAATAGATCGATCTGGCTGTCATCCAGCCACACCCCGGCATGGGTCAGTGCGTCCAGCGTGGCCTTGAGCACGTTATCGAGATCCCGCGCCCGGCGATCCGGTGGGCAGGCAACCAGCGACACCGCAAGGCGGCCGGCCAGCTGACGGTTATTGACCCCGCCCAGCATGCACATCTGCGCGGCCGTGGTGCGAAACCGGCGGCCTTCCTCACTGAGCAGGGTTCTAGGCTTGCCCTTCACCGCCACATTGCGCCAGATCCGGTTGGTTGAAGGTGGCCACGGCAGCGTGACGGTGAATGACTCAGGCTTTTTCATTGAACACTCCCAAGGAGCAGGCGAGCTCCAGTGTGTTGATAACGTGCTTCAGCTGCGATCCGTTCTTTGCCTCCCAAGCCTTCCATCCCATCTGGTGCAACTCCATGTGCGGCTGGTGGGCGAGCGGAAAGGTGAAAATGTCGTGGGCCTTGCTGCCCATCACGCTCATGCCGTGGCCCACGACGTGGTGCGCCTCCACACCATCGCGGCTGCCGGTCAGCACACAAGGCAACTGGCGCACAAAGGCCAGATAGGGCTCGCACTCCCAGCGCTTGCGCTTCGGCTTGCCCATAAACAGGGCGGCGGGTTCAGGGTCGATATGGCGAACGGCCGGTTTGGCCTTGATGCGGGCGCGCAGATCGGCCAGCGGATCATCAGCCAGCAGATCGGCCTTGTTGACGCGATAGCGGGTGTCGGTCTCCTTGTAGCCGCGCCCTGGCACCAGCACCCGCTCAGGCTCCAGCGGTGGCAAGCGGCAGGCATCGCGCAGCACAGAGGTAGGAAGGCAGTGCTGCACCTTGTAGACGGTCGCCCACCAACAGAGGTCCCGCACACCCAGATCGACCTGCGACACCCCGCACCAGCCAGCCACCTTCTGCAGCACCACCCGGGCAACCCACTCAGACACCGCAGAAAGGGAGATCGGCAACTGCCCATCGTGGCGCTCGTTGTCGTGGTGCCAGCACAGCGGCAGATGAACTCCATCCACCTCGGCAGTGACCGACTCACCGGCGCAGTCATGGCCGATCACGCAGTGACCGGCATTGGCGGTCAGCAACTCCCCACCGGCGGCATTCACCACCTCTGCACAGGCCAGAGCGGCCACCAGCTCGGGGAACTGGCGCAGCAGATCGGCGCTATGGTCGCGCACCAGCCGCACCGGATGCCCAGCCAGATGGTGCTTGGTGGCAGCCAGGTTTTCACCCAGCTGCACCAGTGCCAGCCCCATAGCCTCAACAAAAACAGCGTTGGTGGTCACGAGGCGGCACTCCGGATCTGGTTCATCAACTGGCGGAACCACTCGCGGTGCTGCTCATCCACCGCCTCGATGGCGTCGATCACATCCTGCCGGCTGATATCGTTGCGGCGACGGCGCCAGAACAGCAGATGAGCCTGCTTTTCCAGCTCGATGCGCTGGCGGTCGTGCTCGGGGAGTTGGGCGAGGTTGTTAGTCATTACCTCCCTCCCCGCTTTGATTTGTTTTTCCGGCGGGTTGCTTTGCGCTTTGATGACGCTACGCAATCATTTCGCGGATCTGGCGCTCTGTATTGGTAGAACGGCTCAATAACTTGGCTTGATTGCCACTCATAAAGGCATCTTGAATTCAGGTTAAGAGCGGCAACAACCATAGCTGTATAAAATTTCATGCCGCCACCCCGCGCAGTACGCCTTCACGGATAAACCGCTCCACCAGCCACTGCTGGCCCTTGCCGGTGATCAGCGGGGTAAAGCTGATCCGCTTCTCCCCGTTCGAATCAAAGCTGCTCTCCCGGGTGGCGAAGTAGCCGCGATCCACAAACTCCTGCATCGGCAGGTTCCAGCGCTCACCGCGGCAACTCATCAGGATCTTGCGCTCGCGCAGCATGGCGAACAGCTTGGTGGGGCCAAGGCCAACTGTCTTGGCGAATGCAGACAGGGTAATCCCCTTCTCCACGCTGGCGATCTGCTTCGCAAACGCCACGGCCGGGGCATCCAGCGCCACCTTGCGCTCCAGCTCCATCTTCTGCTCGGCCAGCTCGGCAGCCAGGCGCAGCGCCTCCGGCAACGTCTGGGGGATCATCATCGCTGGACGGTTGGCCTGCTGCTCCAACTCCTGCCAGCGGCGAATGATGCGGATGCGCAGTACGGCGCTGTAGCCGGAGATCAGACAGATGGTCTCCTCCTTGTCCAGCAACATGCACGGCTGGGTGCGGCCACGGCCATCCTGATAATCTCCTGACTTTTCAGGAGATTGAATTTCCACCAGCATCCGGCGGATATCGGCCATCACGTTGTCGTGGCGCTTTCCGGTCAGCTCGGCGATCTCGATGCTGCTCATCACCGGATTGGTCAGTGCAGTCATGTTCATGCGGCACCGCCTTTGGCCTTTGCGATTGCAGCGTCAATATCAGCAATCAACCCCATCACGATACGGGCATCGCACTCCGTATACTCAAGGCGATAGCGCACATAACGCTGAGCCTCGAGCAGCAAACTGGAAAGCTCGTCTCGCCGCTTCTCAAGCGTTGCAATGCGTTTTTCCATGACGCCAAGCAAAATTCCGCCTTCGAGCTCCTCGTTGCTCATACCTTCACAGGCATTCACGCAGGCTGCGATGCGGCGGGCGTTTTCACGTTGGTCTTGGCCCTTGCAAATGGCCACATAAAATCCGTTGTTCAATTGGTCGCTTTCAGCGGCCACACAGGCCCCAGAAATAACCCACGGTTCTGGTGTGTGTTTACCCATCACTTCACCCCCATCGACACATTCGCGGCCAGATACACAGCCAAACCAACCATCACCACCAACATCAGGGTGCTCTTCATGAAATCGCGCATTTGATCATCTCCAACGTGGCGGGCCGCTGTTGCTGGCCGCGCAGGGCGTTTACAGCCTCAACTACATCTGCAGGGTCGTCATCCACCACCAGGTAATAACCGGCGTTGTGCGACCATGAGGTAGACCCAAGCTGATGCAGGCAATCCGACACCTCAAGGCGCACCTGCACCGGCAGCCAATCCTTCACCTCTGGATACACCGCAACCCGCACATGCTTGGCGGCCTTGATGTCCCGCTCGCAGGCTTCACTGAATGTCACTGCCATCACTGCACCCCCAGACAACTGATGTTCGCTATCAGAAGCGAGGCCATCTGCGCCACTGACGACTTGGTGATCACCTCGACCGATGACAGCTCGAAATCGTCACCTTCACCGACACAGGCCAGCACCAGCTCGAACTCACCGGCGTTGTTCGCCATGGTCCAGCTCCAGCCAGCTGGCGCCTCCGGGATCTCGATATCGAAGGTGCAGGGCCACATCTTGTGCAGCTGAGCCATGGCCGCATTGGCGATCAGCTCGTGTTTATTGGCCACCATCACATCACCCTCCCGCTGATCACCGCGCCACGCTGGCGCATCTCGCCCATAACGGCGGAAATCTCGCCTTGCAGCTCATCCCACCGCACGGCACCGCTGCGCATGAATACCCGCGCCTCGGCGATCATCTCGCAGGCCCTGACCGAAATGGTTTGTCCGATCGGCGCAGATGACTGGACTGGTGCCAGCATCGCCATCGCGGCGGCCTTGACCTCAGCAGGACGCGGAGCGAACTGGCGGGCGGTATCGTTGGCCAGCACCATCACCGCTTCCGAGATCTGCTCGGCAGTCAGGCCGCGCAGTTGCAGGCCCCACGCCGCGGCAACCCCGCGAACATTGCAGTCAAGCTGGTTGGCGCTGGCAGGCCACAGACCAGCCATCAGAGGCAGCAGCTCGTCAGCCAGGAACATGGTCATGCCGGTGCTCACCTGCAGCGGGTCTTGGGTAGTTGGCAGGCCAGATGGGTTACAGGGGAGTATTGCGGTCATAAGACACCCCCTGTTCGCGCAGGGCTTGCGCCTGCTTCTGGGCCTGCATCAGGTTGGAGAGGTGCTGCGGCTTGGCAGATGGGACGCTGCGCTTGGCAACCAGCTGATCCCACTTCTCGCGCAGCTTCTGCGGGGAGAGCACGTTGGCGCACCAGAACGAATCGCGGCTCACCCAGTCGTACAGCTCGCAAATCTCGCGGTGTGTACGCTTGTCAAGCTCGCGCATCTGGCGCACCACGTTGGCCCACTGCGCCCAGTTGGGCTCTTTCGCGGTCGGGTTGAGTTGCTGCACCCGCTTGAACATCCACTGCGCGGTTTGCAGGTCTTCAGCGGTGCCCCATGCTTTGCCGTTCGGGGTCTGGACTGCTGCACCCTCGATGATGCGGGTCTTTTGCTTTGCAGAGCCCTGCTCGGTCTGGCCTTGCTCAGCAGTGGCCAGCGCATCGCTTGCACCCTGCTCACTCTGCTGGTCTCGACTCGCGTCAGCGAGTTGGGACGAAGAGGGTTTAAGATCTTTACTTGTTTGATTGTTTATATTGTTTAGAGATTCGGCGTGAAACTCCGCGCCTAACTCCGCGCAATCAGATTGCGATACCACCTGCAACCCCATATCTGATGCGGCTTTAAACTCCGCGCCTAACTCCGCGCCATCGTGTTCTGAAACTCCGCGCTGATACTGGTCGTAATTGAGAACAGTTATCAACGTGTAACCCTTGGTTCCCTGCTTGCTGATGCGGGTGATCATCCCGTCGCGCTCGAAGGCATCCAGAGAGCGGCGGGCGCTATCTTCGGAGATGCCACAGGCCTCACCAAGTGAACGAGCAGAGCTAACCAGCTGGCCACGGCTCAGGGTGACGCGGTTGCCGTTGAAGGTATCCTCTGTGCGCTCGTGAGTGACCTCGAGCAACAGGTGCAGCCACAGGGACTTGCGAGCAGGGTCACGGTAAAACGTGGCATCCTTGATGCTCTTGTACAGCAGCACAAACCCGCTGCGGCGGTTCTCGTTCACGTTGCAGCCTCGCTGTGTGGTGGGTGCGCTGGCCGGTGCCAGGCGAACGACGTTACCCATGAGCCACCTCCTGCAGGTGCTGCATCAGGCAGTTCAGGTGACGCTTGGCCTGCTCTTTGGTTGCCGGGATCTTGATGCCGCGCAGCAGACCGCCATAGACCAGATAGGACTGGCCCTGACTCTCCACCAGACGCGGGATCACTGCCGGGATCACGTTGCGGCGCTTGCCTTGCGCTTTGGTGCCAGCTTCGGTACGCTTATCCATGTTGTTTTCTCCAAGAAAATTGACCGCGGGTCGGGCTGTTACAGCAGCGCCGGCCCAATCTTTTTGAACTCCATTCATCACTTCGCCCCTCCTTGCACAGCCACCGGCAACGGACGAACCTGACTTGCCACTGACTCTTCCAAACTCAACAGCTCCCTGATGGCGCGATGCACCGCCGCAGTAATCGCCTGACGCTCAATCGGGTCAATCACCCCGTCCTGACGCGCCAGATGCAGCTCACCGAACACGGCCCCCACCACCGAGGTGACGGTCATCACCTGGTCGGCCAGCTCTTCCTCGCTCACCGTGCTATCCGGCAGGGCCACCAGCACATGGCCACGAGACAGCGCCCAGGCTTGCAGAATGGCGTTGTCACCGGTCAGTTCGGTCACGGCCATAGCCTCAGACAGGGTCAGGTGATGGTCTTCGCACTGCGGGTTGAACTTGTTGTTCAGGGTGGTCGGGCGCTTGTTGCCCATCAGCTTGGCCAGCTCGGTGATGTTGTACCGGCGGCTCAACTGATAAGCGGCGTCAATAGGGTCAGATGCGTGGGAGTGATCCCGCTTGACTCTCGTGGTTGTTTTTTTGGCTTCTGTCATGATGGTTCTCAGCAGTTTTCAGGGGGGAATACATCGTTGATGGAGCACTTCACCCCCCAGCGATTGATGACAGACGCAATCTTTCTGCAGGTGTCCAGCCCTGGCTTGCGACGGCTCTTCTCGTAGTGAGCAACCGCCCCTTGAGTGATTCCGAGCTCGGCGGCCAAATCGGACTGCGTCTTGCCCGCCTTGTCGCGCAGTTCCTTGATGTTGTTCATCGACAACTCCGTTCTCTTTGGGGTGACTTAATACGATATGTACTATAACACGATTTGCAGCCATGACAATTTGTGCGTTGAGAAAAACAATACACAACGTAATATTTTCAGCATGGAAAAAGAGACATGGCACAGCCTGGCCAAGAGCCGGATGAAGAAGCTCGGCATCACTCAGGAGCAACTAGCTGAAAAGCTGGGGGTAACTCAGGGGGCGATCGGGCATTGGTTGAATAAACGCCGCGAACCAGCAATGGACGTGATCCTCAACATCATGAGCGTTCTTGATCTCAAGAGCATCAATATCGGGGTGGATGGCAATATCGTCGGCGACGAACCGAATATGGAGATGGCTCAGCCGGACATACACCGGATCCCTGTAATCAGCTATGTACAGGCAGGGGTATGGACAGCACCGAACGAGATCCGCGAGTGCGATGGCAATATGGCCTACATCACCACCGATCTTGAGCTGGGCGAGCGCGCCTTTGCCATCGTGATCCGGGGTAACTCCATGGAGCCGGAATTCACCGAAGGCGATCTGGTGCTGATTGACCCGGACGAACCGCTCCACCCTGGTGACTTTGTGGTGGCCAAGAACGGCGAGGAAGAGGCCACCTTCAAGAAGTACCGCCCCCGCGGCTACAGCGAAGATGGCAAAGAGATCTTCGAGCTGGCCCCGCTCAATGACGACTACGCCACCATGCGTTCAGACCGCCAGCCCATTCAAATCATCGGCACCATGGTGGAACACCGCCGCCGCAGACGACGCCGCTAGGGATAGACCATGGATGGTTTATTTCAGCGCCTTCCGTATCATTGCCAGCGCATCATCCTGCCCACGCTGGTAGGCCTTTTTCGGCCCGCTCACCATCACCTCGGCCAGCACATCAAACAACAGCGCGGGCTCAATCTCCGGCAGCCTGGCTGCAAAATACTCTCCGCACCGCTGGCTGTCCCAAGTACCCACTACCCCGTAATTCATTACCCGCAGCAGATCGGCCCGCAAAAAATCCCGTTTCGTGGCCCCGCCCTGCACTTCATCCTTACCCTTAACATCAGGATCAGACATGACAACCTCCAATATTGAACAGTTCGACATGATTGCCGGTAAGACCTTTGCCGCGCTCTATCAGGCCTTCCCGATGCCAATAGATATAGCACTGGAAGAATATACAGTACATGGTTCAGCCAGTGAAGACAGGGGCGATGGAATTGAGGCGATGACCGAAGAGGCATCACTGATCATGGCGTCATGGTCATGGCTGGTAGAGGCGGACTATATCGACGCGAACGTGCAGGATGATATCGGCCTGAAAGAGGCGGTACTGTCTGCCAAAGGGATATCCATTCTCAAATCAATGGCCCTGCCGTACACCCTGACGCTTGGTTATAGGTTAACAACCGCTATCGATGATGGTGATCAGGATAAGGTCAGAACGTTTGCTTCAATGGTCATAGGGTTTGGTATCAACACCTTAAAATAAAAAAGGAATAGAGCAATGGGATATAAAAACAAATCGGCAATTCTCGGGGTGATGTTATTCCCGATCTCTGCAATGGCTGGCTTTATCCACCCGATGGATTTTGATGGTTCTGAGGCCCAGAAGCAGGAAGTGATTAAGTACATCAAGGATCGCGTCCAGCAAGACTACTGTGAAAGCCAGCTCGATATGTGCCAGCCGTCAATGCTGCGCATGATGGAAGATCAGAACCTCAACTCATTCAAGAAAGCGACGCAGGCCACTGATCGCAAAGTGATGGATCGGGTTATCAACGATTACTGCAATAGCGGGATCGATATGTGCAACTACGACAACCTGCTGATGATGTACAACGAGAATCTAAAGGCAAGCAAAAAGGAGCTTAGCTGGTAATGAGTAACATGAAAACGCACACACTAACAAAACTTCTATCAGACTCTCCAAGCTCATTAAATGCCAGCGTAATATTGAAGGTATTAATTTCGCTTGAAATGGCAGAGAACGCAGAGTATGCATCGACTACGGGATCCGGTGAAATAAAAACATTTTATAGGCTTATCGGTGATGGATTGAATTACGGTAAGAATATTTTATCAATGGGCCACCCGTTCAAATCAAGCCCGAAGTTTTACCAAGAATCGTTCAGTGAACTATTGGAGCTGGTGGTCGTAAAACTGCAACAAGAAATTACTGTGCAAAAAGGAGAATTGCAATGAGCCTAATTAACTGCCCTGAATGCGCTGCGGAAGTGAGTGATGTGGCACTTAAGTGCCCTAAGTGCGGGTTCCAGATCCGCAAACCAAAACGCGGCTTCTTCGGCAAGTTGTTCAAGTGGGGATTTATCCTCTTTAACCTGCTGATGGCGTTCTGGCTGTTCTCCTACTGGGGCTCTGTTGGCGACATGATGCAGGGTGCCAACGATGCCGAAAAGGTTGGCGGAGCGATCGGTACCACCATCGGCACCAGCATGATCTTTGGTATCTGGGGATTTGGCGATCTCATTATCGGCCTGTTCGTACTATTCACCAGACCGAAGTAACATCGCCATCCTAACCTGCAAAACATGGCCCACCAGCACGGTGGGCTTTTTCATGCCCAAGCACTAAAAAATACAAATCGTATTGACCAACACAAATACATATCGTATTTTTATCCCAGATACACCAGTAAACGGGATGAACCATGTCGAACCAACAACGCAAAATCGTCTACATCGCAGGGCCAATGTCTGGCCTACCGGAATACAACCGCCCTGCCTTCAACACCGAAGCGCTCCACCAGCAGCAAAAAGGCCACGTCGTACTCAACCCGGCAACCCTGCCGGACGGCCTCACCCAGCAGCAATACATGGGCATCTGCATCGAGATGGTCAAGATCGCCGACGAGGTGATCATGCTGCCGAACTGGGTCAACTCCCAAGGCGCCACCGCCGAATTTCACTACGCCATGAAGTGCGGCAAGGTCATCCGCCAAGCCGAAGATGGCTTTGTCTGGTATCCGGAAAACACAGGGGATGCAGCATGAGACTCACCAACGAAATCAAGCTCCAGATCATCAAGGCCGCTGCCGTCAAGGCTGGCATTCCTGCAGAAGAAGAAGCGCTGCGCCTGCGCCGCGTTGATTGGGCAGAGGATGTGCGTGTCGATTCCCTTGGTGGCAAGGAAGGTGCTGAGGCTGTCGATAAGGCCATCGAGCAAATTAAGGCCATCACAATGGCGCTGCCGGAAGGTGTCACCACCGGATACCAACCAATCAACGTTGATAGCGACTTTTACCTGAACTGCGGCGGTATCAGCCTTCGCCCGCGCTTTAACGGCACCTTTGGCTATGACTCTTGCCATGAGGCGGTAAGAAAGCCATGCCGTTCATGCAAGTTGGCGGCAGATCATCCGCTTGCCATCGAGTTCCACCAGCTGGAGCAGGATGCCAAATCGCTCAAGGAGAAGCGCGAGCACATCGAAAACAGCGTGGCTGCAGCGATGAGCGGCATCAACACCGATAACCAGCTGCTGAAAGTGTGGCCGGAAGCCGCCGAACTGATGCCGAAAGAGATCAAGAAGGTGCAGCTGCCGGCAGTGCAAACCGCAGACCTTAACGCGCTTATCGGCCTGCCGAGCGACAAGGATGCTGCATGAACATCGACATCTTCAACACCGATCGCAAATACCGCGTCATCTACGCCGATCCAGCTTGGCAGTTCAACAACAAGAACACCGGCGGCAGCATGACCAGCTCTGCCGAGGCGCAATACACCGTCACCAGTCTGGCCGACATGGCCGCACTGCCGGTTGCCAAGCTTGCTGACGATCACTGCCTGCTGGTGATGTGGTGGGTCGGCAGCATGCCGCAAGAAGCCATCGACCTTTGCAAAGCGTGGGGCTTTCGCCTGGTCAACATGAACGGCTTTGTCTGGCGCAAGATGACCAAGCGCTGGCTCCCCCACTTCGGAATGGGGTTCACCACCCGCTCTGGGTCTGAATCTGCCCTGATTGGGGTGCGCGGCAAACTGAAGCATCTCATCAAAGATCACTCCGTGCGGTCAGTCATCGAGGCAGAGGTGGGCAAGCACAGCCAGAAGCCGAACGAGTTTCGCGTAGCCATCGAGAAGATGTGCGGTGCAGTTTGCAGAGATGTGCCGCGCATCGAGCTGTTCGCCCGCGAATCCGCCGCTGGTTGGGACTGCTGGGGAAATGAAGCGCCGGCAGCAGAGGCACCCAGCGCACCGGTTAACCCGCTGGCTGATATCGAACCGTTGGCAGACTGGCGCAACTTCCCTGCCGTCAAGGCGGTGATGTACCAGGTCGATGAGGTTGAACTGCTCACCCCGAGCAACACCAACCTGCTGGCCGGCTACGTGCGCGACATCATCGACAGCGGTAGCGATGACGCCACCACCATGACCTGCGCCACTGATATGGCCAGCCGCCTGCTGCATCCGGATGAAGAACAGCTCCAACTCGCTATCGACAACGGGGAGGCAGCATGAAGGCGATCGATCTGTTCTCTGGGTTGGGTGGCTGGTCTACCGGAGCCGTGATGGCTGGTTGCGAAGTGCTTTGGGCGGCAAACCACTGGCCGGAAGCTGTTCACTGGCACAGTGAGAACCACCCTGACACTCAGCACGTCTGCCAAGACCTGCATCAGGCTGACTGGACGCAAGTGCCTAGCCATGATCTGCTGCTCGCCTCACCATGCTGTCAAGGGCACAGCAAAGCGCGTGGCAAAGCCAGCGGCAACCCGCAGCATGATGCCAGTCGCTCAACAGCGTGGGCCGTGGTCTCTGCCCTTGAGTTTCACCGCCCGCCTGCCGCCATCGTAGAGAACGTGCCGGAGTTCCTTGAGTGGCCGCTCTATCCGGCATGGGCAGCAGCCATGCAGGCTCTCGGCTATGCCTTGGCTCCACATGTAGTCAACTGCGCGGATCTCGGTGTTCCGCAGGAGCGGATCCGGATGTTCATCGTCTGCACCCGCTCGGCAAACCCATTAACCCTGAACCTGCCAAAGCTGGAGCATGTTCCTGCGACCAAGTTCATCGACTTCGCCGCAGGGCGCTGGTCACAGATAGCCAAGCCGGGACGAGCAGAAGCAACTCTGGAGCGAGTTGCCAACGGCAGAGCGGCCTACGGCGACCGGTTCGTGATGAGCTACTACGGAAACACCCGCACCGGGCGAAGCATTGATCGGCCGATCGGCACTATCACCACCCGCGACCGCTGGGCTGTCGTGGACGGTGACCGCATGAGGATGCTCACGGCAGAGGAAAACCTGCTGGCGATGAGCTTCCCGCGCAATATCAAGCGCCCAAACAACCACAGGTTGACTGTTCACATGGCAGGCAACGCCGTCCCGCCACTGGCTGGAAAGCGAATCATCCAGGCACTGATGGAGGCAGCATGAAAATCCAACTTACCCAGGCAATGCGCATGCAGCTGTTCTACGCCGAATCGCTCGAGATTGAACTGCCAGAAGGCTGGGTTCTGGTACCGAAACAGGCCACGCCAACCATGATCGCAGTCGGCCAGCATGCCGACGATAACGCCCCTGCCCTGCGCGATGAGCAGGTGGCGCGGGTGTGGCAAGACATGGTGACCATTGCCCCCACACTCGACCAGGACGGATGGAAGATATGACTAAACAACAAGCCGCCGGACTCACCATTCTGGCACTCAACACACTGGCCGCCTTCGTGGCGCTGGCACTGATTTAAGGTGGCTGCATGAGCATCGTTCAAGACGTGGCCGAGTGGGTTCATACCAGAGCGCAGGGGGCCGTCAGCGCTGACGTGGCGGCCGAATTCAACGTCAGCACCTCGCGGGCCAGCGGGATCATCGCAGCCATTCACCGCGAACCGAGATTCGATACCCGGGTTGAAAAATGCCAGATCTGCAACTCGCTCGGGGCACAGGCATCAGGCCGCCGCCTCTATGTGGACAAGGTCACCCCGTCACAGTGGGAGTGCAAGCCGGTGATCGGCACCTATCGCAACGGCAATACCGTCCAGTTCGGCAGCATCCACGAGGCACACCGCAAGATGGGGTTTGACAGGGAGATGATCTCCCGCTGCCTGCGCGGCGAGCAGAAGCACCACCGCGGCTACCGCTGGCATGTAGCCACAACCGAGCAGGTGACAGGATGAAGGTACACCTCAAGGAATGGGCTGACGTTAAGCCAGGGTTTATGCAGAGTATTGGCCCCTACTACGTCAGGAAATGCGACATGTTGCAGGTGAAAAAGGAACGCGCAGCATCACTCACGGATAATCCGGAAGCGGTGACCTGCAAACACTGCCTCAAGGCAATGGCGAAGAGATAAGGGTAAAGGCATGGCAGCAATTGTAGAGAAGGGGCCGGAGACCATCACGATCCGTGGCCAGAAAGTACCTGAGTGGTTTATTGACGAGTTCGGCCGCCGCTATGTATTCGATTCGATGGCGGTACTTGATAAGGATGGCGGGTTCGAGATGTCGCAGCTCGCCGATAACCAAAGCATTCTCTCCCCTGGCGCTATCTACGAGCGCAAGGGCAACTGATAGAGGAAAAACCATGCGACTAGGAAAATTTGCAATACAGGGTGACCGGTTCAGACGCCACGACTATGAGCTGATGCGGTCCATACAGAAAGATATGGTCGTGCTGGATATCGAGCACAACCTCTACCGCGACACCGCCACCTACACCGCCGAGCACCCGGCATTTGATGAGGTTGAACTGGGCGAGAAGCTGCCAACCTACGAAGTGCTGGTTGACGTGGATGACAACGACAACATGGTGGTTGAATTCAAAAGGATCGCAGAATGAAACGAGGCATCAACAAGGTCATCCTGATCGGCAATCTGGGGCAGGATCCTGAAGTGCGCTACAACCAGGGCGGCGGAGCGGTGACCTCAATCACCTTGGCCACCTCCGAATCATGGCGCGACAAGCAGACCGGTGAGCAGAAAGAGCGCACCGAGTGGCACCGCGTAGTGTTCATGGGCAAGCTGGCCGAGGTAGCAGGCCAGCACCTCAAGAAGGGAACGCAGGTCTACGTAGAAGGAAAGCTGCAGACCCGAAAATGGCAGGCGCAGGACGGCAGCGACCGCTACACCACAGAGGTGCTGATCGATAGCTTCACCGGCGTACTGCAGATGCTGGGCGGCAGACCGCAGCAAGGCCCGCCGCAACAACCACCAGCATCACAGCCACAGGGCGGATATGGCCGCCAAGCACAGCAACCGGCACCGCCCGTTTACAACGAGCCGCCGATTGATTTTGACGACGATACCCCGTTCTGACGGAGGACCTATGGCACAACACACCCAAACCCCGGCACTGATCCGCCGTTGTGACATCGAGCAGCTGCTCGGCGGGATCGGCAGAACCACCTTCTATCGCCGCAGACAGGAGTGGGCCGCCGCCGGCACCCCGTTCCCGGAGCCGCTTAACTGGATGGCCAAGGGCGGCACCCTGTGGCGCCGTCACGAAGTAATCGCATTCCTGGTTGCCCGCGGGCTGATGCCTGCTGAGTCAGCCACCAGCACCACGCATTGAGCGATATGTGCGGCCCATTGTTCAAGGGCCGCCCGCTGCTCATCCAGATAGTCGTGCTGGTCATAGACGGCGAGAATGCCAGCCAGTCTATGGCCGAGCACTTTCTCAGATACATGGGGGTGAATCCCGATCCGGCTCATCACCGTTTTCATGGTGCGGCGCAGATCGTGGTTTCCCCAGTCACTTACCCCCATCACCTTTCCTACCTGCTTTGCCAGGCTCAGCAGCACACTGGCCGCCATGGGCCGATCGTCAAGGCTGCGCGCAGGCGGGAACACATAGACATGGTCAGGGAAGAATGCAAAGGCCTCGGCCAGCAGATCGCAAGCCTGCTGCGACAGGCCGCGCACAAACCCGATCCCCGTCTTTGAGTCGTCATCACTGACGCGCCACAGACCCTTCGCCAGATCGAAATCAGCCTTCTTGGCAATCCGGATCTCCACCCCACGGCAACCGGTGAGCAGGATCAGCTTCATCATGATCTTGTGGGCATCGGTCATGTCGGTGAGGTCCACCGCCTGCCAGAACTTTCCGATCTCCTCATCGCTCAGGTAGCGAGAGCGCGACTTGATGGGGGTTCCAACGTCCTTCACCTTCCAGCTGGAAAGGATATTGCTGCTGATCATGCTGCGGCGCTGGGCGTAATCAAGCACCTCCTTGAGCTTGCCGAGCAGGATCCCGGCTTGGGTGCTGGCATCCTCCTGCATAGGGGAAAAGACCTTGTCCCAGTGCTGGGTGGTCATCTCCTCCACGACGAACTGACCGACAACCGGCATAACGTGCAGGTCGAACAGCCGGCGCCACTGGTTGATCTTGACCAGCCGTATCGCCTGCGGACTATCGAGCCAGGCATTCAGGCAGTCGCTGGCCGTCACGGCGGCATGGCGATCTCTGATCTCCATCATCCGCACCGTAGCGGGGTCGCTGCCGGTCTGCAATATCCGGCGCGCTTCGGCATGGCGCTCCCGCGCCTCCTTGAGGCTGACGTCACCATAAGCACCGAGCGACATCCTGCGGGCCCGCTGGCCGTGCCGGTACCGATACTGAAAGCTGATGTGTCCGGATTGGCTGATGCGGGCAGACAACCCCTGACCGTCTGGCAACTCTGTCGGCCCGTCATACGGCTTGCCTGCAATCTTGCGCAGCTTCGCGTCACTCAATGCCAT